AGCTTGAACCTGCATGTCTACATCCCACTGGTTCTCTGCGTTAATCCCATAAGCCTTGCCTGTCCGATTAATAAGCTGGCCCAGACCTCTAGCACTGGAAGACTTGGCGGCAGCGTCTGGGTTAAAACCTGACTCATACCTTACAGTAGCCAAGGTGTAAGCAATCTCGTAATCAGACATATCTAATCTGCTTCCCACTTCAATGATCTTGTTCATTATAGTTTGTTGAACTTCGGGAGATGCATCACCTGCTCTTCGAGATCTACCTCTTAACTCCCCTTCAATGATAGGACTATCGAAGTAAGATTGTGAGGCAACAGACCCAGCTTGAACACCTTTCTTACCATAAAGATCTTCTGAAATCTTCAAGGCATTGTATTCTTCATCTCTTTTATTCTCTTGATAGTCTTCCTCGATACCCTGCATCCAAGAAGCTACATCAAAGTCAGGACCCAGACCTCTCTCTCTTGAGGAGCCAATGTCAGACTGATTGAAAATTCTCTTCACACCTTGGGCGCTAGACTGCATATCAGCCTTTGTCTCTGCTGCCTGAGACTGGCCTAAGGCAACCATTCTCTTGGTTCTTTGTCTTGAAGCCGCACCAGCGGGTGTAGTTGTAGGATCTTGTTGTTGTTTAGTGAACCTGTCAAGCTGGTCATACTTAGTCATGTAGTTGGTCTTGAAAGCCATTGTTGTTATCCTCTAATCGTAAAGCCAATCAAATACAGCTTTAGCTATCTCTTGGTTAGCGCCTATCTCTGCTTGTAGCTTTGCAGCATCCAGTGTACCGTCAGCTGAAATCTTCTGGACAACTATGTTATTAGCTCTGTCCTGATCGTTTTGGTAAGCGTTAAAGACGTAGTCCATTTCGTCTCGCTCACGCTGCCAGATCTCGTCTATCTCTGCCTGTGTTAAAGCGTTCTGCTCTTTAGCTACGTATAAGGCTCTCTCATTGGCTGCTGATTGATTTAGTGTAGCAGCTGTCTGTCTCCACTTAGCGTTAGCTTGAGCAACAACTAAACTATTTGAGATCATAAACTGTTTAAAGGCGTTATCCTGAGCTACATTAAATTGATAAGTAGCATTTACAGCACTAGTATCAAACTGTGAAATAGCATTCTTCTGGTCTGCGTTAAACTTAGAAACGTTAGCCTGAAGGTCAGCAAAGAATTGGTTTGTCTGGTTTTCAGATGCAGAGTTAAACTGTGATGCGGCATTCTCAGCAGCTTGGTCAGTAAAAAGAGCTTGGACATTCTGTTGTGCTCTGAACATCTCAGTCTGCTGTCTGTTGTTTAGGTTTGACATCTCCATACCCAAGAAGGATTGGGCGTTCTGAACAGCTGCTTGTTGTCTATTATTTAAGTTAGCCATATCAAGGTTAGCTAAGGCAGATGCCTCAGACATTACCATAGCCTGATCATTAGAAAGGTTAGCCAGAGACATCGTGTTGGCTGCACGAGAGTTCTCTAATGCTACCTGTTGTTCAGCTGTAAAGTTCATGTTTGCTATGTCAGATATCTTAGCAGCGTTAGCTACCCTAGTCTGAAATGCTTGATCAAACTCCATACCCATAAAGGTAGCACGTTGTTGTGCAGCAAGCATAGCACGTTGTTGTCTATTAGACAAGTTCTGAACTTCAAATTGTGCTTGTACTTGTGCATCTATCTGAGCAATGGGTAGTGCTGCTTCCATAGCGGCTTGAACAACTGCTTGACCAGCCATGCTAGATGCGCCTAGACCACGGGCAGACAACGTAGCCATCGCTGTTCGCATAGAACCAGCAGCCCAGGCGGGGGTCTCCCCACCCTCAAAGTCAGCCATCAAAGACTCTAGTTGACCCGCTACTGTAGCTTGTTTAGTGGGCGTAGCTGTTGCAGCCTGTATCTCTTCATTAAACTTAGACGCAGTTTCAGCATTAGCTGCAGGAGATATCAGTTCACTTTGACCAGTTACAGGGTCAGCTTCAATCTTACGCTGCACAGGGTTGTCCATTAGTACAGCAGCGCCTTGAGCAGCTGTTAAGTTAGACACTGCCGATTCGTCTTGTTGTGCTGCGTCTACTTGAGCCTGCTGTGAGACAACACCTTGCTGCGCTGTGGTAGCCTCTGTTGCTGCTTTAACCGCAGGGGCAACAGTAGAAGGAGCGAAGGTAGAAACCTGTGCTGTTTGAGGGGCTGTAGCTTGGGCAGCTGTTCCAATAGTTTCAAACCCAGCTGTAGTTGCCGCTTGGTCTGGTCCTGTCTGAATCTCTTGGTCAGCCTGAGGGGTTACGTATGCGTAGTTAGGGGTAGCAACAGAAGTAGAGGGGCTAAGCCCAGAGGATCTTGTCATATACCCAGTATAGCCACCTTCATCGGCTGCCATTGTTATCGGAACACCCGAGGCAGAACCAGGGTTAACTACTTGAAAAACGGGACCATCATTAGGTCCAATATTAGCGTCAGGGCCAAAGCCACCAGATGATATAGACTCTACACCCCCACCTTCAGCCATACCGATAGTCTTATTTTCTGGCGCAATGGTAGGAGAGCCTTGCATTGACTTAGCCTTTCTTTCTAGGCGTTGCACAAGGGATCTGGCCTCGGGCTTAGACTGCATGAAAGCTTCCATCTCGTCTCCCTGGTCAGACCCCGTGTAGCCTGTTTTCGAGAGGATGGTGTACTTTTGTTTGTTGCTAAACATATCCAGCATTAGACTTTACCCTTACTTATCCAAGTTCATCCATACTGCACCAGCAATAAAGGTGAGTATAGAGACTGTAATTACTTTTGTTACTGTATTCCAGACAGACTTACGAGTATCCCGCCAAGCCTCAAGCAAGCTACGCATCTCAACAATATCTTTCTGTGCGGAGTCATCGAGCAAGCCAATAGAAGCTAATGCCTGCTGCGCACCCTTACGTGCAGCCCGATCAAGCATAGCCTCAAGTTCATCGTTTGTGATTGTAGTTTGACCCATGCTCTTTAGCACCTATTTTATTGAGTAAAGGATGATTAAGTTATAGCAGTTTTTGACCTACTTGTCAATACTTACCACTTGCCTTGCTGCACACCTAAGAAGAATAATAGTAGGATCAACGTACCTGCACCTGCTAGTAATACTGCAATACCTACAGCCCAGTTAATACAGTTATCTATGAACTCTTGTTTCTTGTAGACTAGCTCACGTTGTTCTTTACGTTGCTTTGCTTCTATACGTACTATCTCTTCCCATGCACTAGGGCCATACGTCCAAGAGATGTGTGACCTAAGCTCTTCTCGCATCTCTTTGAGCTTCTGCTTTTGTGACCAAATCTCCAGTGCGTTAGACTGGGTGTCACTAAACATCTTGTACATAGGAGGGTTCTTAGCTTTGTCCTCCAAGAAGTCTAGGTCACTTACTGCCTTAGACCACTGAGAGACTGCACCTGTCATAGCACTAATCTCACGACCTACGGATACAGCTTTCTTAATACCGTTGTACGCTGTAGTAGCTGCAGCCATAGCTGTAAAAGGATCAACCACTTTACTTTGCCATGTCTCTATGGTCACGGTTGATGTATCGTAGCTCACTCTCCATAACGGCTATACGTTGCTTGAGTTTATTGATCTCATTGATAGCTAAAGTCATAGAGGCAAGCTCATCCCATAACTCTTCTATGTCACTCCATACGTACTGTATCTCTACGCCATTGCCTTCAACGTCACGCTTGAGGTTAATGTTGTCCTCAATAGCCATACGTGAGCCAAGCTGACTGACAGTCTCCTCTAGGCTAGAGATAGTAGATGCCTGCTGAGACACCCACCATACTCCACCTGCAAGCTGGACAGCCATAGCTGCAACAAGAGCAATAGGAAGTTTTACGTTCTCCATGTCGTTACTATACCTTACCCAAGTTTTATTTTACTATGCAGCATCTTCCTCTGGGTTTTCCAGAGAGTTAGCCAAACGTGCAACAAAAGCATCACGCCCTACTGCAAGTTGATCCATGTTGAAGCGAGCATTGTCCAGCTTACGACCAAGGTCATTCACATGGTTAAGCAGAACTTTCTGCTCGTCAGTCATGTCTTCAACAAGGTATTCGATGTCGTTGACCGTGATTGGTGTTTTGTCATTTTTAGCCATCACTAAGTCTCCTTTAAGTTTGAGTTACGAGTTAGCTGCGATTGCAGCATTAGCGGCAGTCATGTCTTCTGTAGTCCAGAAGTCTTTAGCCACCATTAGCTGTAGATGCTCAACATTGCGTGACACTGTGTCAGCCCAATCGGCATCGTCCATGTCCTCTGGTTGTCCTGCGTTAATCAAGTCAACTGAGTGGCCCATCGCTGTGTAGTGCTGTGCGATTTCTTCTGTAGTAGGTGTATCAGTCATTTGTTATTCTCCTTATGACGGTTCAGTGGGCCATGTGATTGTATTTGGAAAGCCCGATTGTTGTGGGACATTTAAGAGATCAGTCCTGTACTGTGACCATTCAGTTTGTTCAGCCTCAGTCAGATCAGCCCAACGGAGTGGGTTAGATACTAAGGGATCGACTACTGCAGTGAGGATACGATCACGTTCTGCACGAACTTGCCCTGCTGTAACTGCATCAATCTCTTCTTGAGTAGGTGCAACGTAAGCTGTGAAGTCCGTACCAATTAGAGCCATGACCTCATCGTTGTTGATAGTTGTGTCCGTGTCAGACGGATCAAGAGTGTATGGTATCCAACCAAACTTGGGGTGGTTAATCTCTACGTCCATGCGGAGGTTGTCAGACTGAAGTGATGCCGCATTACGGACTTCTGTGATTGTTATGCTCATTATGAAATCCTTACCCAAATGGTTGTGTTGCCTGCATTCCAATTAGTTTCATATTGGTGATACCCCATACACCGCCATGTTCCTGTTAAGTAACCATAAGTCCCATGGTCCACTGGGCTTCTAGGCCTTATAGAGCTTCCCGCTCTTGTGTCACCAAATTGAGAAGTAAACGATAGTCCACCAGCCATAGCATAAGTACCAACATCACCAGCGGTTGTACTACTGCCAACGCCTGTCCAAGTACCACTTGAGTCACAGTGCGCCCTTACGTTACCATCCCCATCCGACAGCACGATGTTGTTGCTTGAGGTGCGGATGTCCAAGCCGCCTTGGTTGCCTGAGTAACGGCCTAGGATGGTGTTCTTGGAGCCAGTGGATACATAATATCCTGACTGCTCGCCAATAAATGTGTTTTGAACACCTGTGGTATTTGAAAATCCAGCCATTCGACCCAGAAACGCAGTAGAGTGTCCAGTGGTGGTGCTGTATCCAGCCTGATACCCAACCGCAGTGCTTTGGCTGGCGGTGGTGTTGTTGAGGAGGGCCTGATAACCAAAGGCAGAGTTGTTAGAGCCTGTGCTATTCTCCCACAATGTCTGATTGCCGAAAGCAGAGTTATAATTACCTGTGGTGTTATCATACAGTGCTTCACGACCAAAGGCGTTGTTTCTCGCACCTGTCGTATTGGAGTATAATGCAAGACTTCCAAACGCACTTTGCAAATCACCCGTAGTATTACTATACCCAGCCTTATACCCAACTGCTGTGTTGTTACTTGCGGTGGTGTTGAAGATAAGGGACTGATCCCCAACTGCTGTGTTGGATGCGCCTGTCGTGGTTGAAAAACCTGACGATTGACCGATAAACGTGTTGTTAGATGCGGTAGTATTGTTTTGACCTGCATCGTTCCCGACAAACGTATTCAAACGACCAGAGGTATTGTCAAAACCTGCATCTGTTCCAACAAAGACGTTTTTATCACCTGTGTTAGAATAACCCGCACGGTAGCCAATACCCGTTACACTTGGTGCGTTATTTGTATACAAAGCCTGATACCCAACCGCAGTGTTTTCGCTGGCGGTGGTGTTGTTAGCCAATGCTAAACGCCCCAAGGCTACGTTATAGGTACCTGTGGTATTGTCCTCCATAGCCTTATAGCCAACCGCCGTATTCTCTGCGCCAGTCGTGTTGTAATGCAATGCACTTTTGCCAACCGCAGTGTTTTCGCTGGCGGTGGTGTTATTTCTTAAAGCTGAGAAACCAACTGCAACATTACTATAACCCGTTGTGGTTTGGTTTAGTGTATATCCACCAACGCCAACGCTGTCTGTTCCCGATGTGGTAAGGTTCATTGAACCATAGCCAATAGCGGTGTTGTCATCCGCATCGGAAGATGTAAGGGCTGTGTAACCTATCGCTACGTTTCGGTATCCTACGGTGTTCGCATCTAGTGCCTGCGCCCCAACCGCCGTGTTATACTCTCCAGTAGTATTACTATAACCAGCTTGGTATCCAACTGCTGTGTTGTTGCTTGCGGTGGTGTTGGCAGTGAGAGCATATGAACCAAGTGCAGTGTTATTTGCGCCTGTGCTATTAGACAACAGAGAGTTGTAGCCCATTGCTATATTATCACTACCCGTAGTGTTGTTGTACAAAGCTCTGCGGCCCAAACCAACTAGCCTTGTTCCTGTAGTATTAGTGTACGCAGCTTGATACCCAACCGCAGTGTTGTTACTTGCGGTGGTGTTGAGGCGAAGTGCCTCATACCCTAGAGCAGTATTATTAGACGCTGTGTTATCCTCTAAGGCTTGGTTTCCAACAGCGACATTGGAAGCTCCTGTTGTATTATCAAATAAAGCGTTGCGACCAATCGCAGTATTGTGACTGCCTGTTGTGATATTAAAGCCCGACTGATAACCCAAAGAGGTGTTAAAGTTGGCTGTGGTTGCATCAAGTAATGCTTGGTAACCTAACGCAGTATTTTGTGCGCCCGTTGTATTTGCATATGACGCCTGATACCCAACCGCAGTGTTGCCGCTTGCGGTGGTGTTGGAGTTTAGAGACTGAGCGCCAATTGCCGTGTTACTTGTGCCAGATGTATTTGCATTTGCAGCATTAAAACCGACAGCAGTATTATCCGAACCGTTGCTTGTTGTCAGCGCAAGGCGACCTATTGCTGTTTGCTGACTAGAGTTTGTTGCCGTTGTCAATGCGGCATGGCCCAACGCAACATTCCATTTGCCTGTCGTGATGCTATCCAACGCAGTATCACCCAACGCCACGTTTTGTGTACCAACAGGATAGTTCCCGTCCAGCTTGATCGTGCCGCCATCGACTGACACGTTGCCAGCTACATCCAGCCCATCTAATGTGAGTGTGCCAACAATGTCCTTGTCAGCACTATCAGCTAAGTCTCTTGCTCGTGTCATTGCTGGCTTCCCCTATTATACTTCTTGTGCCGCTACATGGGCTGCGTATGCGTCTTTGACTGCTTGTGTGTGTACCGCAGCACAAATGGCTTGTACCTCTGTGCTTTCACCTGTGATGTCTGCATCTGGTGCTACTACATGGCGGCTGAAGGATCGGCTGATCTCTACATCGTCACGCTTGATGACCGTGGCTGTACGCACCTGAACGTGCTTGTGAACGCCTACGATCTCTATTTTGTCTTGTACTGTTTCTTCTGTTAAGGCCAATGTCTTTCTCCTTGTTGTCCGTTAGAGTTATCCAACCCTAATATTAAGAGTGGTCTTTAATATACTGTATTGCGTTTTCTAAAACTTCAGCATCTTCTCTAAAAGCACCTATACCTACATTACACTGATGACATAGTAGTGCTCTAATCTTACCCGTTGTGTGGCAGTGATCTACATGCGCTACGTTAGCTTTCCTATCTTCAGGTGCATATAGGTCTACATCAATATGACAGATAGCACACTTACCACCTTGATCTTCATACATAGCTACGAAGTCATCTAATTCTATACCATACCGCCATTTTACATTTCTTCCACGAACAGTCAGTCTAGTGTCTTTTGGTCTGCATGTTTTACATGTGCCTCTAACACCGTGTATTCCTGTAGGATTCTTGGCAAAGTCAGAGATAGGTTTTGTTTCACTACAAGTTCTACACTCTTTAACTAGTGCCATCGTTTATCTCCTGTGATGGTTGGACTGTCCGACCCAAAGCTATGCAGTGGGTTATGTTGTATAAAATCCTACAAGGTCAAATCTTTTGCCTGAAACGCTTGCTAAAGAGGTAGCCGTACCGTTTTGGTTGTATGCAACGCATCTATAACCCGTATTTTGATGGAACCAAACAACTGATCCAAGTGTACTGTAACGGATCAATGCTCCGCCATAAGCCCCTGACGGTTGCGCAAAAGGATAACCGTCTATAGTAAATTGAACACCACTAGAATTGGTTGGAACTATAAATGTGCATTCCCAAATGACTTGCCTTCCTATTTTAGTATAACGTCCATGTGTACCAGTAAATGTAACAGTGGGCGAGGTTGGTGTCCAATTCCCCTCCTCATAGTCATCCAGCTTATTAGCCGACCCAGTGCCGCCAAGGTATACACCGCCAGAGAGGTAGAGGTCTTTGAAGCGTTCGCTTGAACCGCCTAAATCAATTACACCGTTGTTACCCGCACCGTTTGTGCCACGGGGCGTGATTGCATTGCCAGCATCGTAAAAACGTAATGTTGTGTCACCAGTACCAACATATATATCGCCGCCGATCGCCCCAATACTCCCCACAGTGGTGCCGTCTTTGCGGAAGTCAATAATAGTGCCGTCTGATGTTAATCGGTTTAGTCTTAATACGTCAGCGCCATCCTCTGTTATCTTAGTTTGACCGCTGGGTTGAACAGCAAAACCTTGAACCCCAATAGAACCCGATGTCTTACCCACCAGCAAGTTACCGCTGCTGTCGATGCGCATACGTTCTGTGTTGTTGGTTAAAAAACGCAAAGGATAAGAGCCGTTTGTCCTTACAAACCCGCCAACACTATCTGCCCTTAAATCCATAACAGTACTGTCTAGGGTGTCTTCTATACGAAGTGTGTTTTCAGCATTGCGAACCATGTGCAATTTAGCACTAGGCGAACTCGTGCCAATCCCAACATTACCGCTGCTGTCGATGCGCATGGCTTCTGAGTTGTTGGTGCGGAACGCCATAGGCTCCGCTTGCTTGGTTGTTATTTCAAAGATGTTTTGCCTTGCCCCAGCAGATGCGCCACGATGCCCAATATCAGCATACACAGTTCCTCCCTGCTCAAATTCAAGACGAGGAACGTCATCTGTAGAATAAATCGTTACGTTATCTGATGACGGGCTTCCTATTGATAAGCTCTCCGCACTCGCATCCCAGAAGAACTTTGGCGTGGTGCCTGTGTCCTCGTAGAAGCTGATGTCGCCCTCTTTAATCCGAAGAGACTTTACACCGCCAGAAGTAAAATCAATGTTGCTTGACGCATCAACAGCAAACCCATTACCTGCGTTTACTCCAATATTATCGCCAATTCCCACAGTCAGCCCATCGCTAGTCAAAGTACCCGTGATGTTCAGATCACCCGTCATAGTATCGCCAGACAGGTTCACATACCGTGCGTCTGATTGTGCTTCAGTGTAGTGATCTGCCAGTACAAATGTACCGTAGGCTACAAGGTCTACAATGTCATTTACTGCTGCACCTGATGCAAGTGTAACACTTGTACCATTAGTTGCAGTGAAGTCAGCAGGTGCCAGTTTAACACCGTTCAAGTATACATCTATATAACCTGTATCGTATGTAGCAGCAAAGACTGTCTGACCAGCAGTAGCAGTATATGTAACACGATCAGATGTACCGTTAACGGATGAACCAGCAGCTTGCCACCCACCAGAACCATAGACGTACATGATGTTAGTTGTGTTGTTAAAGTACAAAGCACCAATAATAAGTGCATCGCCATCATTATCTACTGTAGGGGCAGAAGACTTAGCACCAAGGTAGCGGTCATCAAAGTCATCATATGATGCTGCGGCATTAGCTTCACTGGTAGCTGCATTTGTCTCAGAGGTTGCAGCATTAGTTTCTGAAGTAGCTGCGTTAGTCTCTGATGTAGCGGCTGCAGCGGCACTTGCGGCGGCATCACTTCCTGAACCTAAGATAGCATCCACATACGTCTTAGTTGTAAGATCAGCATTATCTGTAGGTGTGTAGGTAGTTGTAATCTTAGCACTACCCATGTCAATAGCACCAGTCATAGTGCCACCAGCTTTACCTAAGTAAGTAGTGTCAGCATATGCTTTGGTCATTGCGTCTTGGGCTGCAGTCGGATCACCTAAGCCAGTAATCTTAGATGTACTCATAGCAATAGCACCAGTCATCGTACCACCTGCTAGGGGTAGCTTGGTTGCTATGCTAGTTGTTACAGTATTACTAAAGTCTGCATCGTCACCTAGTGCTGCAGCAAGCTCATTCAGTGTATCTAGTGTACCGGGGGCAGAGTCTACAAGGGCAGCTACTTCATCGTCAACATATTTTTTCGTGGCTGCGTCAAGGTCATTTACTGGTGCAGTAAGGTTCTGAATAGTAGCTGTAGTTCCAGCATTCATATTCAGTGTACCATCAATTACAACATTGTTAAAGGTAGATGAACCAGACGAAGCATTGACGTTACCAGTTACATCACCAGTCAAGTCTCCTGTTACATCACCTGTTAGATCACCTGTGACGTTACCTGTAACTGGACCTACAAGGCTAGTACCTGTAATGGTTGTACCAGTTATAGCTGCAGCAGTTGATGCTCCAATAATAGTACCGTCAATGCTACCGCCATTAACATCAACAGTCGCAAGGGTTGCCTGTCCAGATGTCGATACAGTTGTAAAGCTACCAGCAGCAGGACTGGAAGAACCAACAATACCATCTAAGTTACCCGTTACATTTCCTGTTACATTACCTGTCAGATCACCTGTGACATCTCCAGTTAAGTCACCCGTGACATCGCCAGTAACATCTCCTGTGAGAGGGCCAATAAGTGACGTACCTGTAATAGTAGTACCTGTGATAGCAGCAGGTGTAGCTGCGCCAATGACAGTGTTATCCATTGCACCAGAGTCAATGTCAGCGGATGTAATGGTTGTTGTTCCTGTCAGGTCAGACGTACCTGATGCAGTTATGTTGGTGAATGCACCAGTAGAAGGAGTTGTACCACCGATAGCTGCATCATCAATAGTCCCACCATTAAGGTCTGCAGTAGCAGCTATTAAAGACGTAAACGTACCAGCAGCTGGGGTAGTTCCACCAATTACTGCATCGTCTACAGCACCACCAAGAATAGTTACAGAGCCTATTGCCCCTATACCTTCTACGTATAAGTTCTTAAACTTAAGTGAGGAAGTACCAAGATCCACATCATTAGTTGTTACAGGTACAATAGCACCATCTTGAATGCGTACTTGCTCAACAGCTGCACCACCTACTTCACTAAAGAAGCTGATACGATTATTAGCTGTGTCTACTACTGCTTTGTTTAAAGCATCTACATCCGCAATAAGGGGAACATAAGCACCTTCCGTAGAAGAACCATCATGCTTATGTCCACCTGAAAAGGCGAAAGCATCACGAATAGCATTGTACTCTGCGTTTACTGGGGCAGCTTTAATAACCGCATTGGCGATAATATCTGCTACTGACTGTCTAGTGTAACCTGCCATGTTATAATCTATCTCCTACCCCGAAGGTAATTACTATGCCTTGAATACTGTGGGAGGCACTTGTGTCATTGGTAACGTATTTTAGTGATGCTGACTTACCTGAGCCAGATATGTTTGTTCTACGTACAGGTGCAGGATTACCGTCAAAGATAGCTGTGCTATTATACAAAGCTTCGTTGTAATATGCAGCAGCACCTGCTGTACTAAGTGTAAAGTTAGTGGGACTCAGTGTGTCTACATCCTCGTAGTCATACAGTGTAGACATAACAATATCGTTGTCACCCTCAGAACGCAAGTAAGTAGCTACCGTGTAGAATATCTTGCGCTGCTCAGGGTCTTGCATGTGAAAGAACGGTGTCTGAAACACAGAAAATATTGGATCACCATCAAAGCTAAAGGCACGTTCCTGTCTATGTACTTTACCTGATGAGTCACCATGTATGACAAACTCGTTCTGACCGATGTAGCCACTGTCTGCACAGGTAGCAGTAATACCTAGCATCTGACTGTATTCAAACTGCAAGCCGTTAGCGGTCTGCCTAAAGCCGCCTATAATACCCTGAGTATCACTACCAGAGAAGAAGTAACGAAACTGTGTCTTCTGGCGAATCACAACAGCGTTAAGTCCCTCAAGGTCTATGTCAAAGATAACATCAGTAAAGATAGACTGAATGTCTTTGGATACTGTCTCAAGGTTGACATCACCGATTTTATCTGTACCACTCACAGGGCGTAGGCCGTCTTGAGAGAGGAACAACAAGTCGCCGCCAATTTCAATAACGCTATCCGTAGCTAAACAACCAAGGTCATCTGTAACATTTTCAAGCACAAAGTTAGCAATGTTGTTACCTGTAAGCTTTCGGATGTTGTTCGTACCAAAGATATATAATGTATCACGAAAAGGCTTAATAGCTACAATGGGAAAGCCTACATTGATGACACCAGCACCGCCTGCAGTAGAAAAGTCAGTAACATCGTAAGGTGAACTAAAGTATAAATTAGTGTCTTCGCTTGGGTCACCAGCTAGGAATAAGTGGTTCTGAAAGAATGTAGAATACTTAGGGGCACTAGGTGCATCAGCGTGTGTAATCTGCGTATAAGTAGTACCAGCATATGACGCTGCAGGATTAATGCCATCAGTAAGTATTACTTCAGGTGTTCCCCAGTTAAACTTAGAAAAGCGAACCTTTGTTACGCCTGTCATCGTAGGGGAGCCAGATGTAGTAACTGCTACCCAAGCTTCAGTGGAATTATCCCAGTAGTGCAGATAGTTATTGCCGCTAGTAGGCTTACGACAACCAAGGATACCATCATTAATACCATTAGATACGCAAACACCTAAAACATTTCCTGTGCCAGAAATAGTACCATAATCATTTAAGTAACCGTTGATCTTTCTGTAGCCACCTGTAACAGCAGGCTCGTAGTTAATCAAAGAGATAGCTGAACCCGGCTGTGTCTCACCCTGTGACAGCACGTCACGGCTGGTGTTTAGACCGCCTTGGCAGAAGACTTTAAATGAGGCTAGATTGTCAGCCATTAGAGAGAACCGCTAAACGCTGTTGCACGTCCCTGGGACACAACTAAAGATCTAAGGCCTAGTGGATCATCTAGAAGTACACGCCGCATAGTCTTAATGCCGTCCTCAAAGTTCTTTTGGTGCATTGAAGCACTCTGCTCATTACTACGGAATCTCATCATAAACATCATGGCACCGTCAATAACTACGTGTTTAAAGCGATCTGGTATAATAGCTACATCGCTGTACACTGTAAGGTCCTGAGGGTAAGACCAGTACACGTATTCTATTTCGTATGCAGCGTTAGGTACAGGTGTTACACCGAACTTGTCTCCGTAGGTTTGATACACTACTGTGGGAGCAGCCTCACCGTTAACTAAGTCACCTGTATCGTCCGAGGTGCGGTAGTTACGGACATAGTCATCATACGAAATAGACTTAAGTAAGTGCGGTCCATTACTCTCAGAGGCAAGTTGCTTAATATAGAAAGTATCCCAGTCAACACTAGAGTAATCGGCTGGGAAGCTGTACTGACGGGTACCTACTGCCAATGTTTGTGTATAGGTATTCTTAAGGAAGGGCCACTCTTGACCATCTTGTAGAATAAGTCTAATGCTACTATTAATTGCATCCTTGGCTAGAGCTTGAACGTTACGTGTTGTATCAAAGCCATCACCCGCTGTGTCAAGGGTAACTTCATTCATACGTCTTAGTAGTTCATTTACTAGCGATACATAGGTAGCCATAGAGTTATCCTAAGTGGATTAAAGGTAGTTAGGGGCCAGCGAGTAGCCAGCCCCTAGTTTGTTCTTAGGCCAAGTTGTACTTAGCTGTTACAAGAGCTTCTGGGCGAAGGATCTTGCGACCGTATAGATGCATACCACGAACAATATCAGCAAAGCTGTCTGGGTCACGGTATGTTTCTGTTTTGTTGATCTGCTCTGCAGTTGCTACAGCAGAATCATGACCAGCTACGATAGCACCGAAGTTAGTGCTTTGGGCGGCTGTACCTGTTGTCGATGGACCAGTGCCGATAGTTGGCAGGTTGTTGGACACATAGACACGGAAGCCGTTCCAGTTGTTCAGTACGAGACCGTTACGAAGACCGTTAGAGTCACCGAAGTCTGCATTCAGAAGACGTGAATCTTCGTCCATCAGGATCTCCATCATGACCGGGTCAATACAAACCCAACGACCAGCCTTGTCAACACTCTTCTGATCAAGCAAACGACCCATGCGTGCAATCAACATAGTCGGGGAGACATATGCTGTTGGAAGGGCTGTTGCGCCTGGCAAACGAGCAGCGACTGGGATAGAGTCCCCAGCTGTACCAGCAGTTGTGATGTTACCGAAGTCAGGGCGGGACAGTTTGTTACCAGCCAAGAGTTCATCGGAACCTGCAGTTGTATCGGCTTTAGTACCGTTAACAACATCGTTTACTGTGTCTGCATTTGCATGAAGAGCAGACTGTTTAAAGCCAGCCAAGTAACCCAAGACTTCTTGGTCATGCTGATCAGCCAAGCGGAAAGCCGCACGGTTGGTTGCAAGATCCATGAAATTCACATGTGAATGGGCCTCCTCGATATCGTCCATCTTAAAAGCAAAATAGTTAGCTTTATCAACGACTAACGAGAAGTCAGCATCTGTAAGATCTTGTGCAGCAATGGTTGTACCACGTGCATAAGCAGATACACTCACCTCTGGCTCTTTGATGATCTTGACAGTGTCACCTTGGTTGGCAATCTCACCAAAATAATCAGAGTTAGTGATGTCGCCAACGACTGTTGACTTACGGAAGGCAAGTTGTACCTTCTTAGAGTAGATTACGGAACTGAAGTTTCCGTTGGGCAGGTTGGTATAACCTGACGCTGATGCGAATGCCATTTTAATTCTCCTAGAATGTTTGGCTTGATAAGTAAGAATCTATTAGCCCACACAAGGTGCTTAATGTATGTGTGTCGAGTTATGTGTGGAGATTCCAGTTAATAAAACCTAAGTCATCTATACTAAGAGGCTGTACATTTTCTAGGGTGCGCTAGGTAGACAGTTGGCCAACCATCAGTCTAACGGGCCTATACTTACACAGGTGTTCTTGGCGTTATGTTTAAGTTTAAGGTTTGGGAAGTTTTGTACAGGGTAAGAGGTAGTCTATAAAGAGGCTCTTAAACTATACGTACTTAGTTATACGTACTCGAAAGTGTTTGTCAACACCTAACGTGCACTACCAGTAAGATCATACACAAATTTCCCTGTTCGCATAGCCTTACTAATTTCTTCTTCACGGGCTTCAAACTCTACAGATGACATAGTATTAACGTCTGACTCTCTGATTACTGTACCACCTTCAGTAGGGTCTACTTGAGTTCTTGATCCCCTGCCGATAGGTTTGGCTGCAGCTTTAGTGTTAGCTTTCTTAGCCTGCGTGGTGTGTCCCTTATCAATCTTAAATAAATCAATAACTCGCACTACTGAGTCTGGGTCATCCATGTTCTCATACAAAGCATCACGTACCCACTTGGGTTGTTTCTCTGCCCACTGATGAAACTCATCTGAGTCTCTTAGCTTACTGAAGTCTGGGTGTGACTCTGCTATCTTAGCTTCAGCTGTCTTACGGTCTGCTTCGTACTGGATCTCATCTAGCTGTGACAACCTGTCTTCAGCCTTCTTGAACATCTCCTGCGCTTTCTTAGCGGCAATGGTCTCAACAATACCAGCTACGTCAGGGTACTCCTTTGACCACTTCTCTATATCTTCGTCTGACTTAGGTGGGACAATAGACTCTTTACGCATCCTAGACTCGAAGGAGCTAAACTTATCTTCCCACTCTTTTTCTTTTTGTTGCATGTGGCGGCGGAGATCACCGTAGCGTTTCTTGAAAGACTTCTCCTCTGCACTTAGGTTGGAGTCATCTTCTTGTGCTTGAACTTCAGTGTCGGCTTCTTCTTGTTGGGTATTATCCTCGGCTTGTACTTCGGTTGTCTCAAGTCCCTCGCTATTGGGTTTCTCTTCGAAGGTTTCACCTTTAGCCTCCGCCTCTAGTCGAGCTATCTCTTGCTCTTCTTGTTCGATACGCTTGCGCTTACGGTCATAGTTAGAGCCTCTATCAACAAATCCTGCTGACTTGGGGGCTTGCATTGTAAGTAGTTCAGACATAGTTCTATCCTTATGTTGGGGCCAGCAGTATTGCTGGGTAGCCTTATTGTTGTTTTAAGTAACTAGTTGTTTTAACGTGCGCCTAGTCCTGCACGAATTGGTTGCCGTTCTTGAGTTGCAACTGCTTCTTGTCCCTTCTGTTGTAGGCTGCGAGAAATTTCGTTCACACCTTCTGCAAGTGCTTGAGAAACCTCTGGCCCTATAATCTTACCAATCATGATTAACTCAGGGGAGCCGTACATGTTTGCTAAAACCTTCACTTCCTCTGCGTCTAAATTATTGAGGCGGTTGGAAACTTCTACTTTGTACTGTTCTAGATTACTGATTGTATCTTGTGCTTGTTCTAGCATCTTAAGTCCTTTCAATGTCTACAAGGTTCCCTCTGAAGGCCTTCCAGATACCAATGGTGTAGGAGGGTACATAAAAGAACAACTTACCTAAGGTAGCTTGTATACTCTTCTTATTGAGAACGGTTGAGTCGTAGAAACCATTAGATAACCACTGAATTAAGCTACTATCAACTCTTGGTGCAATTACTCTTTTACCAAAGGTAACATAACCGTTTCTCCAAAGAAGGGTGTCTAGTTTACCTTCAGGTTTTGAGTTCATACACCACTTAATAAGTTTTAGTCTTTGTGTTTGGGACCAGTAACCTTTTTGCTGAAGTGCTGTAGCAACATAACAACCGTATCCACCACTCGATGAGGCAGTGGAAGAACTAGTAGAAGTCGAAGTATCGTTGCTTCCTGTAGCATTTTTGTTCACACCAGTGTAGGTTCTAGTCAAGTAATTACCGTTTTCTGATCTCTTCCACTCGAAACCGTCACCTGCGTACTGGCCACCTGCTGATACAGCGCCTTCTGTTTTTGTATCGTTACCGCTACTGTCCTTAATAGTCGATGGGTTCGTATTAACAATGACAGCTTTACCCGTAGTGGTGGTAACCGTGTCCTTGACGGGTCTTGTCCGGGTAGTTTGAGCAGGCTCTGATGCAGTTTCCTGTGTTGAACTAAGCGGATCGGATACAGAATCTGGTCTCATCTTGGGTCTTACCGTAGTCTCACCTGGGGTAAAGAAACCTTGGTTAAAGCCATCATCTGAACTAGGGGCAGTATAAGAGGATGCAGTCGAACTCGGTTGATTTGGATCTGTAGCCACGGCTCCGCCGCTTGTAAGAGGTACCTCTACGTAATCGTAACCTAAGTAGTCTTGTAGATTTTCCTTACCTACCTCATTTAAACCCTCAACGTTAAGAACATTTCCCTCTAAAGCGTACTGACTTACAGATGACTCAAGAGCGTTGTTGAACCGTTCTTCACCTTTAGCAAAAACACTATCAAGAGAAGAAACTACACCGGGGGCCTCCTTGAGGAAGTCATCAATTTCCTTTTGTATGGAAGTAGCATCTTCAGTCTTACCTAGAAACTCTGCCATCTTTAGGTTTGCGTTTGCTTTGGACAAAGCAGATAGTTGACTTACTAAGTTTACCCCAGCACCTGCTACACCGAGGACGGGGTTGATAGCGGAAAGGAGTGCGCCTGCCCCTTTTGAAACTTTAAAGGCATCGTTGAGAACAGCCCTAGCTCCTGAGAGAGGATCATTAGCGTTTACCCCACTGTCCTCATACATCTTTCTAACACCATCAGGTGTGTCAGGGTCTACTGTTGTCTTGACATTTACGTTGTAGTTTTCGACAGTGTTGTCATCGTCTACGCCTACAGATGTACCTGTCGTCACGGTATCAGCGTCAGTATCAATGTCAGTATCAGTGTCAGTAGTGCCCGTGGTATCTCCTACACCGGAGATGCTACAACCAAATCGAGCACTATTCTCGGGGGTATCTTCTAAGTACTCGTTAAAGTTAGCAGGTACCGAACTAATAGGCTTACCGTTCAACATGAGTACTGAAATACGTGAGCAGTCTTTGTTGATATAAAACTTTGTTATCATACCCTCAGTACTTGTTGAGGTGTCCGTTGTTGTTGAAGTAGGGGTCGGTGTACCTGTAGTGGAAACTACAGCACGATTAGTGGCGGGTGTGGCTGCGGTATAGGGGGTTCCTGCCGCAGTGGTAACACCGTAGATACCTTGGGGGTTTGCTGGATTAGTCGGGAGGACAGAATAGGCTGGTTGGTTAGGAGACTGTTGCACTGGTTGAATGGGGTTGCCAAAGGGATCTTTAGCTACTGTGCCGCCTACAGCCATATTGATAGGCTGATTGTAACCTGTTTGTTTGGAGGGGTCAACAGCTAACTGAGGATTTGTCATAGGTTGTTGAGGGGAAAGGTAAGGAACCTGTTGGTTGATGGCACCGCCTTGATGCATAGCGACAGGTTCACCTTGCGCCATTACCTCCTGTAGAAGAGCCATTTCGTCTTCTGTTAAGTCATCTTCATCCTCTGGAACTGGTTCACCACCGATACGTCCGTTGGTTTCCATGTCTGCCAGTTCTACCTTAGCGTTAGCTCTAAGATCCTCGAAGAACTTTACTCCGTAGAACCTAGTGACATCCGCTGGAACAACGTACTCACCTTCAGAAAGCATAGCTGGGATGTCATCTCTTACTTCTTTTGGGGTAGAACCTGGCGGTACTTCATTACCTGATACTGGATCAATCTCCTCAACAGACCCACCGAAAGCCATTTCCATTTGCTCACCCATTACTGCTCCGCCTTGATTAAACTTTGGAATAGAACCCATGTCCTCTGGTGCTGACTTAGAAGCGTCTACCTCAATGTAGTCATAGAGTGGGTGTTCTTTTTTACCAACTTTGATAGTCCCAATCTGTTCACCTAAGTTTATATCACCGACAGTAGCGGGACGTAGGTTAGGCTGTGGAACTTCTTCTGTAACTTTTCCAGTATCTTTATTTGTACGTTTTGCTTTCTTGGTAAGCCTATCCATGCGAACAGGACCAACAAACTGTGTATCTAAAGTATAAAAGTGGTCTTTCTTACCACCCATACTTTGAACAGCAACAATAGGATGATCTAAAGCTCTCTTACCTTCATCTGTTACCATACTAAATCTTTCAGGTTGAAGCAGATTTGTACGAACTTCTACACCTGGTTTATTTGTGTTTCTTAAATAGTTTGCTTTCATGTCCCCTATAGAGAGAGAAGGACCATCATAAATGTTAGCACGAGCTACAGACTTATTGTTCTGACCAAATGTTGTTTTCTTTTGGGAAGGGCGTGCAGATACAAATAGGTTTTCAAAAGTTTCGTTAGACACATCTTGAGGTTTACCTTTACCCATCATGATGTAATTACCAAACTCAAGGTCTAGCTCAATGTCAGCATCTTTTAGCATACCAACAAACTTATCTCCTTTGTATCCCCTCTTAGATGGATCAAAGAATTTACCTGGACCTGGCATTACACTACCCGCTGTCTCAGCAGACATTGCCCTATTTAAACGTGGATCAAGGTCTTTAGCTAAGTCAGAAGAAGGACGTAAGATAGTTTCACCAGTTTTCTTAGTACCTCTTTTAGTAACTTTAACTGGGGTCATTACCTCCTCAAAGGTGTCTTTCTTTCTGATAGAACCAACACCAAAGGCTGACATGGAATTAGGATCAATCTCGTACTGCTTGGCCTTGTTAGATAAAGCCTTAACACCTTTAATACCGTACTTAGTGGCAAGACCGCCCATGAGCCACATAGCACCCTCAGTTGCTGCTGATGTACCAGCCTTACCTAGTTCTTCTTTAATGTAAGCATAGTCCCTTTCGTCCTCTGGTTTAGTATACTCAGAGATAACGTTAGCCATGTTTGTGCCAGCGTCATAAAACGGAACCATCCACTGACCAGCATTATCGAGGCCAGCAATTAGTTCTTCTTCGGAGACATTATCTTGAAGGTAAGAAGAAAAGCCACTGAAGTCAAAAGGACCGTCACCTCTAAAACCTGGTCTACGAGAAGTCGCTGCCTTAACTCTAGCATCCTTAGCCTCTTGAGTTTCCGCTAGGGGAGGTGTTGCTAATGTTTGTTGCATTTGATCGGCTAATCCACCTTCACTAAACCTTAGAGACTCACTTCTTTCTTTAGCAACTTTAACGGCTTCAGTCTCACTTTTATGGGTACTTGTGGGTTCTATAACTTCCGCATCAAGCATCATACGAAGTGTGTCATCGTCATAGACATATCCATTGTGAATAGTAGGTATATTAATCCACTTACCTTTATACTTAAAAGTAGTAGATTGTTCAGATACCATTTTACCCTCAGACGTTTCGTATACCTCACGACCAGCCTGAGTCTTTTTTCCCGTAGATCTGCCTACTTCAGCCATTAACTTTATCCCTTAAGAACTTAAACTTATTTAAACAAGCTGCCTGACCCTGAAGTCTGAAGAGATCCTCTACAGAGCCTGCTTGCTCCATCTGTCTGTGGACTTCATTTAGCCTGCTTTGTATCTCGTCTAAGAAAGATTCCCACAAAGCTTTATCATTGACTAGAG